CGAACGATCCGAACTCGCGTATCAACAAAAGCCTACGGGCGTGGAACTGCTGACATGAGCGATACGCAAGAAACGACAAAGCATGTTGTTGATGCGCTGTCGATAATGACTGTTGTGGGAACCCTAGTGGAAATGTTGCCGTCGATTGCCGCAATCTTTACAATTGTGTGGACGATAATTCGCATCTGGGAAACCGCAACCGTACAGAATTTGCTGGGTAGGAAAGGCAAACAAAGTGCCGAGTAGTTCCAAAAAGCAACACAATTTCATGGCGGCGGTGACTAACAACCCCTCGTTTGCTAAGAAAGTAGGCGTCCCACAGTCCGTGGGCAAGGACTTTAATCAAGCGGACAAGGGCCGCAAATTTTCTAAAGGTGGCGATATGGCTGAATCTAAAGCAATGGCAAAAAAAGAAATTTCTTTCATGGAAAAAAAGGGTGCGCCCAAATCCATGATCAAACATGAAAAAGCTGAGTACGGCATGAAGAAGGGTGGCATTGCCACTTCTTTGAAAGCTCACGCCGCAGCCCCTGCTTCTAAAGCGCATGGCATGAAGAGTGGCGGCATGGCTGCATCCAAGATGGGTACTGTTAAAACTGGCAAAACACCAGATGGTATTGCGTCCAAGGGTAAAACCAAAGGCACAATGATTAAAATGTCTAAAGGCGGCAAATACTGCTAAGGAGTTTAAACATGAGAAAACGTTACAATGAAGGCGGCGACATCGACGCGATGGAAGCAATTAACTACTCTGATGAAGCACGAGATATTGCCGAATCAGTTGGCACTGGCGCTCGGAACATGGATGTTCCTAAAGCCAAGCCTATTCGGAAAGCCGCTTCTAAGCCCGCTGCTAAAGCCGCGCCTAAACTTATTGACCCCTCTAACATTAGAAGTGGCCGTCGTGAGTTTGAAGAATCACAAATGGCCCCAGCGGATAAAACCAAAATGTCTGTGTCAGAGCGCGCAAAGGCAAGCCGTGAGAGCGCACGAGCCGGTAGTGGTACAACCGATAGACGTTCTGTTAGTGAGCGCCTGCGTTCTGCCATGGGTATGAAATCTGGCGGTTCTGTAGGTTCTGCTTCACGTCGTGCTGATGGTATTGCTACCAAAGGTAAGACACGCGGAAAGATGTGCTAAATCATGATGGCCAGCCGTGGGATGGGAGCCATGCTCCCAAGTAAAATGCCCAAAGGTGTACGCAAGTCGCGTAGGGATGATACTGACTTTACGCAATACGCTGAAGGCGGTAAAGTCAACGAAGCTGGCAACTACACAAAACCTGATTTGCGTAAGCGAATTGTGTCTCAGGTAAAAGCCGCAGCTACCCACGGTACAGGCGCTGGTCAATGGTCAGCGCGTAAAGCTCAACTGGTTGCCAAAAAGTACAAAGATGCTGGTGGAGGGTATAGAGATTGAAAGCTCCTCAGAAATCGCTCAAGGACTGGGGCGACCAGAAATGGCGCACTAAGTCTGGTAAACCGTCAAGTAAAACGGGAGAGCGGTATTTGCCTGAGAAAGCTATCAAGTCTTTGTCCCCGCAAGAGTATGCAGCCACAACCAAAGCTAAACGCGCTGGTAAAGCATCTGGTAAACAGTTTGTAGCTCAACCCAAAACGATTGCAAAGAAAACGGCAGGCTTTAGATGACCACTACCGGAACCACACTGTTCAACATGGACTTCACGGAGATCGCCGAGGAAGCGTGGGAGCGTGCAGGCCGTGAAATGCGTTCTGGTTATGACCTGCGTACAGCGCGTCGTTCCATGAACCTGATGACTATTGAATGGCAGTCTAAGGGTATTAACATGTGGACAATGGAGCAGGGAATCATTAACCTGACTCCGGGGCTTAGCACTTACGCCCTACCAACGGACACGATTGACTTGCTAGAACACGTCATTCGTACTGGGTCCAACACTGCGTCTACGCAAGCGGACTTAACCATTACACGCATTAGCGTCTCGACTTATGCAACTATTCCAAACAAGCTTAGCCAAGCTCGCCCAATTCAAGTCTGGATTCAAAGACTCTCTGGCGAAACTAATCCTACGAATTCGGTCTTGGTGGGCGCGATTACGGCAACGGACACCACAATAACACTTAGCACAGTAGTTGGGTTAGCAAACGCGGGCTTTATCCGTCTTGGCACAGAAGACATCTACTACACGTACGTAACGGGTAATACCTTAGGCGGCGTGTTCCGTGGACAAAATAATACAACTGCGGCGTCTCAAACCGATGGTACCGCAGTCTTTGTGCCCCAATTACCAGCCGTAACAGTCTGGCCCACACCTGATAACTCAACGCCCTACCAGTTCGTATACTGGAGGCTCAGACGTGTTCAAGACGCTGGCGCTGGTGTAAATACCGCCGACATGAATTTCCGCTTCCTGCCATGTTTGGTGGCGGGCTTGGCGTATAACATTGCGGTCAAGGTCCCCGAATTGATGCCGCGCATTGAGATGCTCAAGATGATGTACAACGAGGCGTTTGAAATTGCAGCCGGTGAAGACCGTGAGAAAGCTGCGGTAAGGTTTGTGCCACGTCAGCAGTTTATTGGTAACACATAATGGGGAATAGATTTGCATCCGGCAAGATAGCGATTGCTGAATGTGATCGTTGTGGGCAACAGTACAAACTAAAGACGCTTAAAACCGAGATCATTAAGCAGCGTAAGTACGAGTTGTTGGTATGCCCTACGTGTTGGGACCCGGATCAGCCACAGTTGATGTTAGGTACGTTCCCTGTTGATGACCCACAGGCTTTACGTAATCCTCGTAAGGACACAACCTATGTAACTTCTGGTGTAAATGCAGCGGGTAATTTGTCTGGTGGTTCGCGGGACATCCAATGGGGCTGGGCACCCGTAGGCGGGGCTAGGTTTTTTGATGCAGAATTGACACCAAACTACTTGGTGGCAACGACATTTGTTGGTACAGTAACGATATCTTAAGGAGTTTAAACATGGCATATACAAAATCAGCCGATGGCATCGCTAAAAAAGGTAAGACTGATGTTCAGGTCTTCCCTACCAGCGGCCCTTCCCAGAAAGAAATAATGGGCGGAAAAGGTAAAGGTAAGGGTAAAACCAATGCCGATATGAAGACTATGGGTCGTAACTTGGCAAAAATTGCCGCACAGAAACGAGGCTAATCATGGCTACATTTAGCAAAAAGATAATGGGTAAAGAAGTTGGCGATGCCAAAGTCTACGCTACACCCCATACTATGACGGGTAAAGTGGTTACGGCTTCTACCAATCCCGGCTCTGGCCCAGATCACAGCGATGCTGGCACAGTCAATATGGCTGTAGGTAACGTTTATCGTCGCTCACAACCCGCAGCTAAAACATCTGGTATTAAGATGCGCGGTGCTGGCGCAGCTACTAAAGGCGTAATGTCAAGAGGCCCTCTAGCCTAATATCATGCCTTACAAAGATCCAAGCATTGCAAAAGCCAAGCAGAGGGAGTATTACCTTAAGAATAAGGAACGCCTGCTTGAACAGAATAAAGCTTGGATTGAGGCCAATATTGAAAGTGTACGTGCTGCACGAAAATTGTGGTTTAGTAACCTTTCGGACGAAGCAAAAGAAGCATACAACGCCAAAGCAAGAATTAGATACCACCAAAAGAAGGAGTGGAATGCTAATAGGAAGCGGGTCTACAAAAGCGCAACCAAGCATTTAACAAATGCAAGCGCTTCAAAACGTAGGGCTGCGCTGCTTCAGCGTATTCCAATTTGGCAAACTGAATTTGATGAACTAAAAATTAAGTGCATTTATTCAGTTGCCGCAATGTTGTCTAGAGTTAATAATGAGCCATGGACGGTTGACCATATCATCCCGTTGCAAGGTAAAATAGTTTCAGGGTTACACGTGCCAAGTAATTTGCAACTTATGAGGGCAAGAGAAAATGAAGCTAAACGAAACAAGTACGAGATAGCAGCATGAACTACACCGAGCTTGTCACGCAGGTAAACGATTACTGCGAGAACTCTTTCCCAACTGACAATATGAATGTGTTCATTCGTCAGGCGGAGCAGCGCATCTATAACACCGCGCAACCTGCTAACTTAAGAAAGAATGTGACTGGCTCTTTGTCGTCTGGTAATAAGTACTTGGCGGCACCGGGAGATTTCTTGTCAGTGTATAGCCTTGCTATATATCCGTACAACACTACAACTGCCACAGGAACTTCTGGGCAGAAAACAATTGTGGTGGCAAGTGCTACGGGTATTGCTGTAGGCCAGCAAGTCACTGGTA